ACAGAACCTAAGAACTCACACTCAAACTCAACCTTGAACTGTTGTTCTGATGTGTTTGCGATTGTTTGTTCTTTCCAAGTTTCATCACGACCTGGTACTTCTGACCAGTGAACTTCTGTTGGTACATATTCATTTTTCTTTCTCTCAGCATCGTGCCACATACGGTAGAAATGATTCATACCTCGTGGTGTAGATACAATAATTACCTTTGTTTTCTGACCAGAAGAGATAGTAGGATAAACAGAGGCAAAGAAGTCGTCAGCAATGTGATTCGGGATGAAAGCGAACTCGTCGAGAAAGATGACATTATAGGAACCGCCTCGGACAGCAGATGAAGATGTAGAGTTTGCAGAAATCTTTGATCCATTTTCTATTTCTAATGATCCTTTATTCCAAGATATAATACCTTGTTGCATCCATCTTGGCAAGTTTTCATATGCTAATTGTAATCTACCTAATAGATCACGGGCAGTAGATGCCTTGTTTGCAAGTATAGCAATATTAACATTATCATTAAATATTGCATAATGTAGAAGGTATGATACAACTGTTGTTGATTTACCAGTCTGCCGAGGCATCTTGCATATATTGAAACGGTTTTCATGGAAATTCTGAATTAATTTTTTCTGAAAAGCATATTGCTTAAATGGAACTAAACCCTCATCAAGAGATACAATCTTGATATAGTTATTTGCAAAATAAACAGGATCGTCCTTACACTTCAAGAATTCACGAATATTTTCTTCCGTAAACTCAATCGGTGTGTTTGCTTTTTTTAGATTAGGATTACCAAGATAGACTTCACTCATTATATTAAAAAATTATATTATACTCTTACACCAAATGGATTATTTGGTGTGCCAGATCTTACTGAACCTTTTCCAACTCCAGCTGCATTCTTATACTTAGGACCTGCTATAACATCTCCTGCAGCACCTTTTGCAGGGGGAGTCTTGAATAATTTTTTATCGTGAGTAGCAATCTTTTTATCTTTAACTTTATTTAATTTAGCTCCCTTAAAATCAGTGCCCATAAAATACTTACTGAAAAAATCAATTGCTCCCCTTTCAAGAACGTCCTTTGTTCTTATATAAGGTAATGTTCCTGAATATGAATTTGGATAAGGAGACCTCTCACTTGAATTTTTCGGAACTACTTGTTCCATAAATTGATTAAATGTTTTCATCAGCAGTTCCACCTTCTAAGTGCCTTATTAATTCTTGAATCTGGATCTCTTGCAGTTTTTGCAGATGTAAGTCTTTTCTTCATACCTTTCATCCTTCTACAGAATGACAGTCTTCTCTTTGCATCCTTAGAACCTTTCTTCAATTTCTTCGGATCTTTTGTGACTGCAGTTTTTAATTTAGAACCAGGATTCTCACGACGATATGCCTTGACTGCCTTTTTACTTAAACCATCTGTCTTATCTTTACGATTAACTTTCTGCCAATCTTCACCTAAGTCATCTCTCCAATTAGACATATTTTCTTTGAGTGCTTTAGGTTTAATTATATCAACAGTTTCAATTTCTGTAAACTTGATATCATCTACATTCCAATCTTGAATTGTAAGTGCTTCATCAGCAATATTCTCATTCATTTTTTTCTTTTTCTTCTTATCCATAACAATTTTAGTTGCGATTGCGTACTTCACGTTCTTGTCACCATATCTATCTTTCATATCTTTGGTGCTAATTGCATCAGCAATCTCATCACGTTTTTTGATGTCCTTTTTAGTCATTTTCTTTTCATCAATGACTTCACCTTCTGGTTCATAATGTGCTAAGTTAATGTTATCACCTCCCAATGTTTTTTTAATTTTTTTACCTTTACCTACACCCATTATATTTTTATCAATACCATCATCTAGATTTTTCATTGTTCCCTTTATATTATCACCTGTCATATTTTTTTTCTTAGGTGTTTCATAAATTGATCCTGCACCAGTGCTGGTAGCATAAAATCTTTGTAACATAGATGGTGTTACATTTGGATCATCTTTTCTTTTTTTATCTCCACCAGTTGCAGTTTTAAGTAAAACATCGGCTGCACCTTCAATCACTCCATCGTAATCGATCTCCTCCTTCCGAGTTTTCTTTTTAGACTTTTTTACGCAGTTTGGATACCTCTTACCGAACATTGTTTTCATACCCTTCTTTTCGTAACCTGGCCAGCATTTCTCTTCTAAGTCTGTTCTCCAATCAGAAAACTCCTCTTTCTTCATTTCTTTTTTCTTGCCATAAGTCTTGCAAGGTGTTTGACCACATCCACAATTCTTATCATCACCTACACCTGCTGCTCTGAGTTGTTGTGCTTGTTTTTTATGCATTGCAACTGCCTTGTCTAATTGACCAGGTATTTTATTTGCAGTTTCACCAGCATCTTTCTTAAACTCAGGAGACTTTCTTAATCTTTCTGCCTGACTTTTATGTAATGCAACTGCCTTATCTAACTCTGCTGGTATTTTATTTACCGCAGAACCATAATGTCCTTCTTTGATATCATCTTCATGAGGTATGGTGTTACCATCTTCATCTTTACGATGATGCTCTGCCAAAGCATCTCTCCAACGATAATGAGGTGTCTTATAAACCTTTGCTTCATATTCAACTTCTTCCTTACGACTATTACCCCAGTTTGCAGCACCAACTTTACGACACTTAACTAATGCACCTGATGCATATGCACTTGGCCAGACTGAATATCTTGACTTGACTTTATGATAGCAAGCATCTTTTTTACCACTACCCTTACCTTTTCTATCTTTTCCTTCAGACACAGTATCGTGACACTCACACTCACAATTATCACAACTCTCACCACACTTCTGACAACCTTCTTCTAATATTGCATCTCCTACAACAACACCATTCTCAGCAAACCATCCACGATTTACTTCGATTGCATATCTAATATTTCCATTTGGATATACTGGAATTGAACTTAATGGGTTTAATTGTTTAATACTTTCAATAATACCTTCTTCGTTTATAAACGCAATATCAAGAGGCATCATAGTATTCTTCATATGGAAAGAGTGTTGACCTGTTTCCTCAAATATAAAAAGCATTCCCCGATCCTGTTCCAGACTCTCACGGAACATCAGACCTAATCTAAATTCTCCATCATTTTGTGGAACTTCAAGTTGAAGTGGTAGTGAGATAAATTCTTCTTTCATTTTCTTTTTCTTAGGTTTGTCAGTTGCAACATATGTTGGTTTTGCAGCACCTGTTTTCTTTTGTTGATTTGGATCTGCTTTTTTCTTTCTTCTTGCTGCTGATTCTCTCTCTTTTTTAGTCATACTTTCATATTTACTTCGAGACACGCACTTTGGCACTCCCTCGCCTGGTTCATCACTTGCACAAGTTCCTCCTGTGCGAACATTAACCCAACCACCTTTTCCATCCTTAGACTTAGAACCACTGAACCATTTATGAAGTGAACCCTCTTTTACTTCATCTTTATTTGTCATATAATCTGCTGCAGTATCAAGATAATCAGCTGCTTTAGTTATCTTAGACTGCACCCATGCTTTAACCTCACCTTCACCTTTACCAACTTTCTTTTTAATTTTCTTAGCAGAAACCATAACATTATCAGTTTGACGACGAATCATTTCATGTTCGTGGTCGCCCTTATGAGATTTACCCTCATTCATTGCTTTTGTTTTCTTTTTCATTGAGTTGATAAACTTTCTATACACTGCTGCTTCAGCAGTCTTACCCATCACTCTTGCTCTTTGCTCCATAGCAATCGCTGCTTGAATTTTATGAGCATGTGATCGACTTGATTTCCTAATTTTTGCCACACTCGCTTTCGCAGTAGCGACATCCTTGAAACCCAGTCCATGAATAGTTCCTTTAGGATCTTCATCTGTATATAAGTCGGAATGTTTTTTTGATTTTGCAGGTTGACCTTTTTTACGGGCAATGCGAGGATTTGATTCCTCAGTCATCTTCTTTTTACCTGCACAATGTGCTTTCTGACTAAAACCTTTTGGGTTATTACAATCAATAGACTTTTTGTATTTTGATGACCAACCTTCTTTTACAAGAAAACCGTCGTCACGAACCTTATACCCTTTGGGTATTGGTTTATACATCTTGTCTGTATTACAGTAGTAGTATCCTTTTTTAGGGGACTTTGTGCCCATTACAAACTATTCAGAGTTATTATTATTTAGTAATCCATCTTTTAACATCTTTGAGAGTTCACTAGTTGAACCTACAAATAATGCGTTATTTGTGACAGTGCTTTGTTTTTTAGGATTATCTTCATCTATCTCTTTAATTTTTTTCTGTAAATCCATTAACTTATCAGTGCTATCTGCAACACTTTTAATTAATTGACCAGCAACTTCATATGCTCTTGGACTTGCTGTTTCACCAGCAACTTCCATTATACCATTAATCGCCTCTTGACCTTTTTCTATCAAGGAATATAAATTACCTCTTGTATAATCATAATCTTTACTTACATCATCAGTAAGTTTCTGGATTTGATTTTTACGAGTTTCTTCCTTCGTAATAGCATCTACTTCAACAGCATCTGTGTTAAAAGTATCATTCAATGAGTCATATGAGTTTTTCATGATTAGATGTCCACACCCCTATTCGGAGCAAAATCTTTTGAGTCACCGAAGAACGTGCTTGTTTCAGTGAAACCGAAATCATCACCTGGTTCGATGAATGGTTCGTCTGCAGTATCTATAACATTATCTTCGTTATAATCCTTTTTCGCCTTTGGAACAACAGTATATCTCTGAACTCTCTTTGCTGTTTGTGTATTACTATCAGAGTAGTAATCCAACTGAACCTTACGAATAAGTCCCTCTGGAGTATCAGCAATATGACCAAACATAAAGGTTTTTGCAGTAAATGATAAAGTGTAAATTAATGCTCGTCGAGTAGAAAAATCACCTTCATAATCATCTTGTTGCTGA